GCTGTTGCTGGTGGTCTTACCGCATCTTCTGTTGCCAATAAAACATTTGATAAAGTGGCTGGCAAAACAGCATTGCAAAAGCAAATGGAAAAAAATAAAGTAAGAAGGAAAAAGTTAACAGGTGGAAAAACAGCACCAGGTGGTCCTGGTGGTTATTGGAGAGGTATGAATACTAATAAGTTAGGTGGAGGAATTAATATTTCTGGTGATCCTAAGAAAAGGTAGATATAAATAATATGAATAGTTATAGCCTAATTGGAAACGATGTCTTATCAGATAGAGAATATTCGTGAGATATATTCAAATATTAAAGATCCTAAATCAGAATTTGCAGAAGAAATTGTTAATACTGTTGTAATACAGTTAATTAATGAAGGTTATTCTGATGAAGCTATTACTTGTTATCTGAATACTGAAGATGAAGTTGCTATAATAGAAAAATATATAAGTATTCCTGAAGGTATTGTACTTAAAGAAGAGTATTTAGAAGAGCGTATTGGAAGATTAATACAAGGTGCTGGTAAGGTTATTGGTAAAGTTGCTAAATTTGCATCAAAGCAGGGTATTAAAGATAGGAAAACTTTAACAACAGGTGCAAAGAATCTTGTAAATAAAATAACTGGTAAATCAAAAGATGCACTTAAGACGGTAAGTGGTAATCAAACTAGTAAGATGAATGCCATTAAGGATAATATAAGATCTAGAAATGGTATGCCTCCTATTGATCGTAATACATCTGGTGTTTTATCAACTATTAAGAATAAGTCAAAGGATCTTGCTACTAATGTTAGTAAAACAAGTGGTAAGATAAAGGATAAAGTTGTTTCTGGTGCGAAGAATCTTGGAAACAAGGCACAAAATATGTCACTTACCAATAAAAGAATTGCTGTTGGAACTGGTATTGTAGGTGGTACAATAGTTAATAATGCTATGAAAGATGGTAATAAGCAATATAAGGATTTAAAAAATAAAGTCGATAAGGAAACAGCAGAATTAGATAAGTTGGAGAAGAATACAACAGGAGGACAAGGAAATAAAGGTAGAACACCTCCAAAACTTAGAAGAGATGAAGTTATAACTAAAGCACCTTCTAAGAATCTTTCATTTGGTGATGCTATAAAAGCTGCTAATACTGATGCAGGTAAGGATCTTGTAAAATCTGTTACATCTTCGTCTTCATCTCCTAAAAAACCTTCAACTGCTAGTGGTAAAGAGTTACCAAAAGCAAAAGCAGTTAAGAAAGGTTCTGCTAAAGCAAATATGATTGCTAGAAATAAAGAAACATTTGGTAGTGATAAGATTGATAAGTTAAGAAGTAAGAATGCTGCTTTCCAAGCTGCTAAGAAGTCGGGAAGTAATTATAGTATGGATGACTTTGTAAAAGATTTCCCAAATTCTAATGCAGCAAAGGATAGAAAGAAGAGTAAGACAATCCAAAAAGTAGATCCTAATAATGAATCTGTTCAACATTCAGGTGAAACAGTAGATGAAGCACTGGGACTTGGCTTTATCAAAGGTGGTATTAGAAAAGCTGTAACTGCAGTAAAGGATAAAGTAGCACAATCTAAAGGACAACCTACCAGCAAAGAAAAAGCTGTTGCAAAAGCTGATACAACGAGTCCTGCAGCAAAAGGTGGTATGTCTGCAGATCTAAGAGCAAGAGCTGCTGCTAAACATGCTAAGTTTAAGAGGGATAGAGCAGCAGGTAAACTTAAAAGTAAAAATACTACAATTCAAAAAGTAGATCCTAATATGGAATCTGTTCAACATTCAGGTGAAACAGTAGATGAAGCACTGGGACTTAGCATTATCAAAGGTGGTATTAGGAAAACTGTAAGTACAATAAAGGATAAGGTAGCACAATCTAAAGGGCAACCTACCAGCAAAGAAAAAGCTGTTGCAAAAGCTGATACAACGAGTCCTGCAGCAAAATCAGGTATGTCATCGGATATGAGAGCACAAGCTGCTGCTAGACATGCTAAGTTCAAAAGGGATAGGGCAGCAGGTAAACTTAAAAGTAGAAATACTACAGTTCAAAAAGTAGATCCTAATATGGAATCTTATGATGCTTATGATATAGTTCTTGACTATCTACTAGAAACAAATCAGGTAGATACTATTGAAGAAGCAAACTATGTAATGCTTGAAATGGATTCTAAAACGATTCAAGATATTGTTAATAACAAATAAGATTATGGGGGTCTAACGACCCCCTTTTTTATTATCTAGTTACTGGTTTCTTAACCATTACTGATCCTTCTACAACTCTAGTTGTTTTACCTTCTGCACTGCTAATTAATACGTCATATAGATATCTTCCTGGTTTTATTGTTGCAGTAACAGCATCTGTCATTGATATTGATATTCTTCCTGTCGTTGGATCATTTGCCAATGATACATTAAATGATGCAACCTTACTTGATGATTCATATTTTTTTAGTTCTGCACATCCTGTAAATCCAGTCAAGTCCATTATACTATTTGACTGACTATCTTCTAATACAAAGGTTTGTGCGAAATCGGTTCCAGCATATATTCCGATACTAGCTACAAATACTGCTGCCATTACTAATTCCTATTTTAAAATATTTATGATAAATCTTTGGTAAATGCATCAATCCAATCATTACCAGTAACAGTTATAACTGTTATATTTCTTTCAGTTAGTTTTGTAATTAGTTCATCATAGGATGCTTGAGCAGCATAATCATTTCTGTATATTGCAACTTTTGATCCATCTGGGATTCTATTTAATTCACAAATAGTATAATAATCTGATGTGTTTGCAGTTTGACCACTATCAGCATTAACAATTACTGGACCATATGTTAATCCATTTGAATCTTGCCCTACAATAGTAGAAGTATCATTTGTTGTTATTATATTAGATGTTGTTAATGCAACTCCAGTAAATCCACCTTCTCTTATTACAAGTTTAAATCTCTCTGTTCCCTCAGTCGCTCTATCACGAGTAATAGTTCTTGTTAAATTTTGGGATGTCTGATAGATATAGACATTTCCTTGTAATAAGGTATCACTAAAGTCGGATGCTGTAATATTTCCAGATAGACCTTCTTGTTCTGTTGTCCAGTAGAGATATTTGTTAAGTGATGTAGCAGGTGAGGTTATGGTAAATGTAACTGTACCACCTTCATTTACAACAGTTGAAGATTCTGTAATTGATGTATTCATTTTATATTAGTGGTTTAACATTTACTGTAGTTTCGTTTAAGAAATTATCAGGAGTTCTTGTATTATTATAATAAGTATTATCTGCTAATGTTCCAAATCCATTTGCGTGTGGATATATGAGATAGAATGGTCTATTTGGATATGTATTTCTAAATGTTGTCCATTGGGATTCCATAGTATCAAAGGATTGACCTGTCCAAGATGCTATTGCAATACAAGTTCTTTGATCACTATTTGGTTTTGAAAATGTACAAGAGGTAGAGATTCCTGCTCTTACATTAGCTGCTCCTTCTAATACAACTTCAGTATCTCCATTTGGTTTATGAACAAGAACATCATATACATGTCTTCCAGATTTTAATTTTGATGTAGCCCATCCTGGTATATGAATATTGATTTTCCCATTCTTTCTATCAGGAAATCCTACATTAAAACTAAGATAAGATGAACTATCTACATGCTTTCTTAGTTGACATCTTGCTTTATAATTTGTTAAATCTATTGTAGCACCGCCACTTTCAAGAAGATCAAATTCCTGATCAAAATCTTCTCCTATATTAACTGTTATGTTATTTACATATACTACAGACATTTTTAGGTTATAATGATCCTAGATATTTATCTTCTATATACCTTATCTAAATAGAAAAAAATATTAAGATTATGAAATGGAAGGAGATTATGAAAATCCCTGGTACTACAAAGGTACAGCTTTCACTACTGATGATATTGGCGATTTCTTCGGTTTCGTCTACTGCATTACTAATATCAAGTCGGGTAAACAATACATTGGAAGAAAATACTTCCAACAAAAACGTAAGCCTAGAGGTGGTAAGAGACGGGTTACGTCTGAGAGTGACTGGAAAAAATACTATGGAAGCTCTAACGAGCTTAGTGCAGATAGAAAGTTACTTGGAAACGCAGCGTTCAAACGAGAGATCTTATCCCTCCATACCAGACTCGGAGATGTAAACTATGAGGAAACAAAACAGTTATTTTTAAATAATGTTCTTCAAGAATCTCTTGACAATGGAGAACCAGCATATTACAATAGCAACATATTAGGACGCTACATGCGTAAGGACTATGGATCTTTTAGAAACAACACTAAAGAATAATTATGATTGGGCAATACATCGTATGAATGTATTATGTAAGTTGGGAACCATTGAAGATATTGAAGATGCCGAATCTATTCGTGGAGAATTTAAAGAATGGATTCATCCTATAGGAGATGACCATGATATTCTTGCTTTAGAATCTCTTTCGGATTTATACTATGATGGTGAGGATGTGTTCGGTTGACTTTGTTAGGAAAAGCCTATATACTTTGTAAAGAAAAGTAAAGCTGAGGAGCACAAGCTTAAATGACTCGTTTAAAATCTAAGATATTGGAAATTCCAGCATCCGCACATGGTATACTAGAATTTGCCTTTTTTGTAGGAGTAGGAATAACTGCTGGATCTTTAGGTCTTGTATAAATAAAAATTACTTGGAATAAAGTTATGCAAAAATTAATAAATGTACTTGCTATTGCGTCTGGTGTTGTATCTGCTGCCGTTGTCGCTAGTGGCGTACTTGTATATGTCAACAGAGATTCAATTGTTGATAGCATCAAGTCTCAAGCTATTGAAGCAGTTACTGGGTCTTTAGGTGGTGGACTAGGAGGAGATCTTCCTATTGGTGCTCCTGATCTTGCTGCTCCTAGTGATTCTGCAAATGTACCTGTTCCCTCTGGTGGTTTAGGAGTCCCAACTTTCTAGAATGAAAATCTTATTAGCATCATTGATAGCACTGACACCTGTTGGGGCTGTTGCGGATGAATATCAAGAAGGATATTCTACAAGTCGTAGTTGTTTTAAGACAGAGTATAGAGAAGAGTATATACCAGGTAATGCAGAAAATCCTGGTTATGTTCAATCATTCCATGAAACTATTGAGGTTCCATGTAGATCTGCAGATGATTCATTAAGAACAGGTGGATACACAAGAAAGACCACTATAGAGTTTGATAATAATGATTGTACTGATGGTAAGATTGCTGGTGGTCTAGTGGGTGGTGGACTTGGTGCTGCTATTTCAAGAGGTGATGGACGTTGGTGGGCAATTCCACTAGGTGCTGTTCTTGGTAGTCGTATTGGGTGTGAAGTTGAAGGTGGATAATCTTACTATATAATAGAGAATTGCTCTATTAGAATGGCAGAAGAAGTAAAAGAAGAGATTCTGGAAGAAGAACCCAAAGAAGAAAAGAAGGGGTTGCTTCAAAAGGCAAAAGATGCTATACTACCTGATGCTGATGAACAAGCAGCCATAATCA